ATGGCCGTAAAACAAAAACGCAATAGCCACGGCGAACCGGTACCCGGTGTTTTCATTATCGACTGGCGGCCGCACGGCAGGTCAGGCAAGCGCGAGCGCCTGGAGTACATCGGCACCGAGCCGGGAGCTCGTGACTATGCCATGGAGCTCCAACGCCAGGCGCGGCCGCCGATCAGCGCCCGGCCATCGCCAACCGTTGGCGATCTGTTGCCGGAGTGGCTGGTGGAGTACCGCGTCGACATGGCCGCCTCAACCGTGCATGATTTTCACTGGGCCTGGAAACGTCTGGAGCCGCACTTTGCCAAAAGGCCGATCAACCGCCTTACCCCAGCCATGATCGAGGCCTACAAGGCCGCACGGCTGCAGGATGGCGTCAAAAAACGCACCATCAACCGCGAGCTCTCCTATCTCTCAACCATCATCAAGTGGGCCGAGGATCGCCAGCACGTCGACCCGCTGCCGTTCCGGGTCAAACGCTTTCGCAAACGCGACACCGTCAGCCCCAGGCCAATCGTGCACACCATGGATGAGCTGCAGCAGATCCTCGAGCATCTCAACCCGGCCCGGCGTGGCCTGGTCCTGCTGATGTACGACGGCGGCTTGCGTCGCACCGAAGCCCTCACCATCAAAGGCAGCCAGGTGGATCTCGCCGCCCGCCAGATCCGCGTACTCGGCAAGGGCAACAAAGAGCGGATCCTGCCGATCATCACCGAGCGCCTCTATATCGAGCTCAGGGACGCCAAAAAAGCCGCAGGCAAGGGCTTCCTCTACACCAACAAAGCGACCGGCAAGCCATATGTCAACATCCGGATCGCATTGCGCAACGCCGCCGAGAGGGCAGGGGTAGATAAACGCATCTACCATCACTTGTTGCGCCACGATCACGGAACCCACACCGCCATGGCCGGAGTCGACCCCCGGGCCGTGCAAAAAATGATGGGCCACAGCAACCTCAGCACCACCGAGCTATACACTCACCTGGCCGGAGAATTCCTCAAATCCGAGGGTCAAAAATTCTCCGATTTCCTTGATGGTTACAATGGCGGGACAAAAAACAGCGATAAAAGCGAAGAGGAAACAGATACATAGCGGATAGGCTCGCATTTCAGGGTCTAGTGTCCGTATGGACGTGGGAGTTCGAATCTCCCCTTCGGCACCAGTAAACATAAGGGTCTAGCCACTGCCGGCTAAACCCTTTTTGATTTATGTTTTGTCCACATGTGTCCACATCTGTCCACGGTTAAACAGGTCATTACATCATGATTATTCGTCTCCCTGTTTGACTTCGCCCTCAAAAAACAAAGGCGGCAGCTTGTGCTTAAGCTTCTCTCCTTTGGGCGCATAGGAGATCAGGTGCGGGCAGGGTTTTTTGTGATCCGGGCAGATGCGCGGCATCAGCAGGTAGTGCCGCCACTTGAGCCACGCCCAGACGTTCCAGAAAGTTTCCCGATCCACCCGGTAATATTTCCCGGGGTTGGCTTTGTCAGTTTTCCTCTGCCACCAAAGACAGTTCATAATCGTTAATCTCTTCATCCGTTAGTGCTTCACAGGCTTCGCACACTGAGGGGTGCCTGGTATAGCCTTGGCAGGCATTGCAATGGTATTGCCCACAGCTGCACCGCCTCATCAGAACGCTTCCTCAGCAGCCCCCACCATCAAACCCGTCTCAACCAACACATCATTCCAGGGCACGTTGATGCGGATGGTGGCCTGATCGATAAACGCAGCGCACTGCTCTGCGGTCGGTGGGGTGATGCCGGGCCAGCGTTGGGCGTAGTCGGCGGCTACGGCGTCGGCCAGGGAGATATGTCCAGCCATGACCGCCTGGATGGTCTGCACAAAGCTCTCCGCGGCGGCGGTGGAGGCGCCGTAGTGCGTGGGGTTGGCGGCATCCGGCAGCGGAATGGAAAAGGTTTTGTCGCCGCCGGCGTCGGGATCGAGGGCGCGGCCGATGGCGTTGGCGGTGTCGATCAGGGCAATTGGCACGATCATTTGTACGCGGTGTGGCCAGCTCATGTGGTCCTCCTGAAGATTGTGTGATTAAGTAGTTTGGCGCGGATCCGGAAGGAGTCGGCGTGTTTGGCATGACCCAACCAGGACGCGATGCGTAGTTTTATCTTCTCAATCGAGATGTCGCCTTTGGCGTACTGGCGGACCATGGTTTTCAAGCTGCGGCGCATGCGGTTGACGCTCGACTTACGCAGGCGGCGGTGGGTTGTCCAGATGCGATAGCCCAAAAAATCCAGCGGCCGGCCGCAGAGCATGGCCACCGGGTAGATCTGGCTTTTGCTGTTGGTTTGCAGTTTCAGGCGGCTTTCAAGAAACACCTCGATCTGCGTGCGGATCTCTTTGAGGTGGCGCTTGTCGTGATGAACGATGACCGTATCGTCCATGTAGCGGATATAGCGCTTTTCTCGCAACGTGTTCTTGACGAACACATCCAGCTCATGCAGATAGATGTTGGCAAACAGTTGGCTGGTCAGGTTGCCGATCGGAATGCCGGACCGCCCGCCGCTTGAGTCGATGATCTCGTGGATCAGCGTTAAAGTTTTTCGGCAAGCGACGTGTTTTTGCAACAAGCCCGCAAGGACCGCATGATCGATGCTGGCGAAATACTTGGCAATATCAGCTTTATAGACATAGACCTTGCCGTGCTGGCGCTTGACCTGTCTTAAAAAGCGCTGTGCCTGGTTGGCTCCGGTGTGCATACCGCGACCGATGCGGCAAGCATAACTGTCGCTGATAAAGCGTCGCTCCCATATAGGCTCGATGGCGGCGACCAAGGCGTGCTGCACCACGCGATCACGAAACGGCAGGGCTGCCACCAGGCGTTTTTTCGGCTCAAGGATCTCAAAATAGCGGTATGTCCCGGTGCGGTAGGTGCCCCAGATCAGTTCGTTTTGCAGTTGGATCAGGTTGCTTTCCAGCTCCTGCTCGAAACGCAGAATCTCCCGGCAGCCGCGATGTCCCTTGCGGGCGCGGCGGTAGGCAGCGTGCAGGGCGTCGAAAGCGTAGATGTGTGGATAGATATTTTTGTATGTCTTGGCCATATTTACCTTGGGCGGCCCTGGCGAGGGTTCGAACCAACCTACTGTCCCGCCAGGGCCTGTTCATGTTCTGGCCACTGGCCAAGGATTGCCGGGTCCTTTTGATGGTGCACTGGCACGGCCCCCAAGTAAGGGCCATGCTTCTGGCTATCGCCAAGAGCGGGGCGGAAACCGATGTTCGTGTTCGTGTTCGAGCGCGGGTTGTTCAGGTTGCACGAGAACACCCCGGCATTGCTCGTGTTGTTCCAATTGCCGCCACGATACGGAAAACGCTCAGTTAACCCGGCCCTCCTGTGCGCAGGCTTTTGTACCAGCCGCCGATCATCCGGCCGCACTCGTCCACCATCCTGCTCCACACTTCGTACTTCTTAAATGATAAAAACTCCAGATCTTTGGCCAACCGGATCTGACTGCGCAGCAAATCGAGGGTGGCATCGAGATCCTGCATGGTGGTCTTTTTGTGATAACGGTGGTTGCAGACAATCACCAGGCGCAACAGCTCCCACATGGTCTGGCGCAGCTCCTGCGAGAGCACGTGGCGCTCCGATTTCGGGAACTGCCGCAGGGCGATGTAGCCGTACTGGATTACCCCTTCAATCTTTTGCCTGATCAATAAATCGTCCAAACCATAACCACCGGGCTATCGCCCGGCCCCCAGATATCAGTTGATCAGATTGCAGAAACGAAAGCGGGGCGGAAACCGATGTTCGTGAGCGTGTACGAGCGCGGGTAGTACAGGTAGCACGAGAACACCCCGGCATAGCTCGTGCGGAGCCAATAGCCGCCACGATACGGAAAACGCTCAGAGACGTTGCGTTGATATAGGTAGTCGTTGGCCAGGCCAGCGGTACCAGGGAACAGCGCCAGTTGTTTGAGAACGTCCGGAACCGTGACGAGAGTCGATACGCTTTCTAGTGGCCCATATGAGTAGGTCGAGCCGTCGGATTGGTTTATCAGCGTCGTGTTGATAGTGGTTGCGTTCGACCCGCCAGCAGCGCTGGTCATATCGTATTTCAGCGTATCAGCGGTGCCCGGCGTCACCAGGCTACCATCCTGCAGAATCGCCTTCCATGCGCTTGACGCCACACCGTGATCAGCCCCAAATGGATCGAGCATCACCTGGATCTCGCCATCGTTTAACCGCATGCCTGAAACCCACTCCCAGACGTTGCCGTTGAGATCACGCACACCCCAGGGCGTGCCGTCGTGACTCCACGCCAATGGCCCAGAGCCGGTCAGGGTGCGATCGTGGCCATTATTGCTGCCTGGCGCGGTCCAGTCCTGCTGGATGCCCTGTTGGGTTAGATCGCTGTATTCACGCCCATATGAGTTATTGCCGGTGGGCATGGTGTTGTTGTCTCGGCTGGTCATCGCCAGTGCCGCCCATAGCCCGTTAGGCATGAGATCCCAACCAGCACCCTTGGCGCGGCAGGCAGTCATGGCGGCGTCAAAATTGATGGTGTGCGCCGGGTCACGCGAGGGCAGGGAGACCGCGCGGGCGTTGAGTAGGCTGCCAAGATATTTAGCGACCCAGTATTCCTTGCCCGCTTCAAAAGCAGGGTGCAATCCTGTGCCGTAGCTCCCTGCAACATCCTCGCAGTTGAACGGATCAACACGGACCATAATGGAGGGCTGGCCAAGGTCGTCATAAATGACCGTGTTGCGCCCACCTGATGCGGCCTCAACTTTGGCGCGATCCGGGTCCGGTGTAAAAATAGTGTAATTCGGCTTGCCGCAGCGGCCAGCCAGATATTGACGCAGAGTGCTCATAATATGCTCCCCAGTTCCGCGCTTATCAGCGGACGATCGATCAGCAGCAGACCGTAACATAGCCCTGTGTGCAGCTCGAACGTTGTGCCGACCGTGATCGTGCGTATAGTGATTTCGTCTGGCCCGGCGAACACCAGCGTGCAGTCGCCAGGAGCCACAGCAAAGGTGGCCACCAGCTTATCGTCCACGCCGTCGCTCTCCAGATAGTAATGCCCGGACGCATCCTGCCTCAGCAGCGGCTTTTGACCGCTGGTGGCGGTGAGCAAATGATGACCGGTGCCGCTCTGATCAACGATCATCCCGACCGGATCGCCGACTGCGGAAGGGGTTGTCATCGCCTCCTCCTGCCAGAGCGCATCGAGCTTCTGGATATCGGCAAATAAACCAACCTCGCCATTGGCGAACAGCGCGGCCAGGTTGAAAACTGAAGTCGCCGCAAAATCCCGCAGCCGCATCGCCATATTATCAGCCTGCACCGTCAACCTGTGCATCACCAGATCAGGCGGGTTGGCCAGGTTGACTGTGTCTTTACTGCCGCCAAAGCGCCGCATCAGCTCACCCCACGGCCGAACAGGTTGCAGCGAAACTCGGTCTGGGCCACGCCGCCGTTGGTGTATTCCAGCCGCACATAGGGCAGGATCAGGTCGACAACAAACCCGCCGCCAGGTGTCGCTGCGGCGATGTCGATCGATTCTTCATGGTCGACGTTAACCCCGTCGGCGGACATTTGCACCTTGAGCGTGCCGGCCTGATCGGCGTAGGCCGAGCCCAAAACCTTGCTGACCTGGTCGCAGCGGACAAACTCGCTGGTCGAGACCGCATCGATGCCGAGCGGGGTGATGTCCTGCAGGATGTGCAGCGGTCCGTGGTAGCGTAAGCTTTGATTTGGCTGGTTTTTGATATTAAACATGGCGGGGCTCCTTTGGTTTATGGGTTGATACGCATCAACAGTAAATTTGCATTTTTTCCGTTAAACTTTCACCACAAGCTCGATCACATCCATGCGGGTGGTATCTCCCGGCGAAAATCGGGCCTGCTGGATCTCGCCGATCTGATCGCCGGCAAAGCCAAGGGTGATGGCGTCGGCAAATTCCAGGGCGGCATGATCGAGAAACACCTCAAAGCTGTGCAGCCAGGGACGGTCTTTGTGTTGGGCCAGGTAAAACGCTGCCAGACTCTCTGCCATGGCCTCGCTGGTAATAAAATCGCACTGAAACAGACCGGGGCGCTCCTGCTCGCCATAAACGGCGATGCTGGCAGAGTCTGCGACCGCGGCGTTGCTTTGATAGGCGTTATCGCCGCCGTCGCTCCAGTCGCGGGCATAGAGCAGGTTGATGCGATTAACCACTTCTGAATACGCAACCTTGCGGCGGGCGTGGGCTTTGTGGTTATTGGTGAGGCGGACCGCCGGAATGGTTCGGATGCTGGTCAGTGCGTCCGGGCGCACGATCAGACGGCCCTGGCCTAAGTGCATGCGGAAATAGGCGCGGCACTGAAAGGCGAGCAGGTCGAGCCATTCGATCAGGGGCCTGTTGGCGTTGATGACTCCATTTAAGGCATATCCAGCGGGGAAGGCCCCGGCGACGCTGACGGCGCCGTAACCACCAAATGCGAGCAGGGTGTCAAAGGTCTGGGCGATGCTGCTGGTGCGCACCACATCGCAGAGGATGGCGTCGCCAATCAGGGTGTTAGCGGTTGAGTTTCCGGAGAGCGTGACGGTTCCAGTTTTCGATACGGAGCCGGATTTGCTTGCGCCACCCGTTTTGTTGGCTGCCCCTGTTTTGCTGGCCGATCCAAGTTTGCTGACCGATCCAGACTTGCTGGCCGATCCAGACTTGTAAACCGTTCCGGACTTACCAACGCCGGTGGCTGGAGTAGAACTAGTCCCTGAGCTGTATTCGACCTCGATCCAGAGCTCCCAGACCCGGCACCGACCACCTGATCCGCTGACATCAATATACTTTCCGGTCAAGCTTGGCCAGGTTGAGATGCTAAACCAAACGCCGTAGTCTGTGCGTTTGGTAGTGCCGCCACCGACGCTGGACCCTCCCACTTTGAGAGGGGCGCTATAGACCGGATCCCCTGTAACCCAAACCCAGCGGTAACGGATTGGCGTACCGGAAAGGGAGAACGGCTGCGTGCGCTTAAACCTGGTATCGGCATGGGAAGCGCCGTTTTCGACGATGCCGCCGGTGTTAAGATTTCCGTCGATGGCCGCATCGGCTGGGATAAACCAGCTGCCACTTGCGGCAATGATATCGTCGATCGGGCAGACCGTACTCAGCGCCGAGCCGGTGTGTGCGTGGTTGCCCTGGCTGACAGTGATACCATCGCTCACGCCGATTGTGTCGGAAACGTTGATCGTGTCGTAAACCGAAATGGAATCGCTCACGCCGATTGTATCGGAAACTGCAATGGTGTCGACCACGGCAATCGCGTCGGCCACATTGATGCCATCACTGATCAGTAGATCCACCGCCTGCTCGACGGTGATATAGCCGGGGAGGGTGACGCAGGCTTTACCCGGGTAATCCGGATGCTGTCCGCCGACCACTCCTGCGCCAACCAGGGCGAATGTCCCGCTGCCCAGATAACGGCTGGCAATCGCGGTGACATCAACTTCGGCCTGTCCGACCCGGCCGCGCACCTTGGGGATCTGGTCGAGGGCGTGGTCGGCGACAAGATAAGTAAAACGGTCCTTGATCTCCCAGGCGATCGCACCTTTGAGATGGATCACCGGCACGGTGGTGTTGTAACCGCGAGTGACGGTGACTGTGTCGCCAGAGATCCCACTGATGTAGCACTGCTCGCTATCGAGCTGAAAAACCTTGCCGACCGTCCAGCTAGTGGTATCGGAGAGAGCAAAACTGGTGGCGGCGGCGTTTATATTGTTCGGCAGGCTGGTCTGCATCCCGGCATCAATGGCCAGGGCCGGCAACCGGGAGACGCTGCCAAAAACCATCGGTATGACTTTGCCGACGTCGTCCGGATCGGCATCCGGGTAGCTGGTGCGATCGACACGGGTGCCGACCTGTTGGCGAAGGCGTAAGGTCTCATCCTCGAGCGAGAGCACCACCATGGTTTCGTCTGGGATATCGATGTCGCGCACATGGAATCGACTAAACTCTTGAGGTGGGTCGGTGGTAGGGTTGAGCCCGGCGAACCACAGATACAACGAGCAGGGCGATTGCTCGATGCCTTCGGTTGAGGCCAGCGTGTCCATGTTTGGCGTTGCGTCCGGATCAATGATCGTCTCGATAATGATATCGGCCACGCGGATCTCGCCAAGCTCTCCGGTAATCCCTTCGCTGAACTGGCCCCACGAGGTGACCCAGGGCAAAACGCTGACGCCGCCCTGCCAGGTTGGGATGGCCAGAGCGTTGTCGCCGAGATAATAATCCGTTCCCCCAACCGTGAGCTTGAGGATCCACAGCGGCGTGATGCCGGTTTTCTTTGCGCACTCTACTGCATATCCTGACGAGAGCGATTTCATGGCAGGTCCTCTTGCAGATCGATCTCCACCAGGTGTCGATCGGGGCCGGTCTGGCGGTGGCTAATGCGCGGCGTGCGCAGGCGCGCACTGTGCTGGGTTTTGTTGTGGTCTATCCAGTTAAACGTTTCAGCGGTGCCGCGCACGGTGGTGCGTACCCAAATTAGCAGGATCTGCAGGGTTGCTGTGTCGACGCGCGGGAATACCAGCTGCAGATCGGCGCGGTCGGTCAGGCTTTTGCCGTAAACGTAAGAGGCTGCAGCCGAGTCGCGATCTCGCAGCTGGGCTCGGCTGATGAGGCGACGTTGCGGGCGCTGAGGAGCCCAGGGGAATAATACACTGCCCAGGGCGTGCACAAACAAGGTGGCTGGGTTAACCAGGCGGGTATCGACCAGAAAGACCTCTTGAGCGGTGATGGCTACGCGCGTGTCAGTCGAGGCGGTTTCGAGCACCAGAAGGTGTAGCGCGGGATCAATTAGAGCTGTTTCGAGGTGTGAGAGGGTGGTTGTGGTATCGGCCAGAGAGTCTTCGAGCAGTGAGAGGAGGCTTGCCGAATCAATCAGAGCCGCCTCGATGCGTGAGATTTCGAGCGCTGAGTCGACCTGCGTCGATTTGATCGCCGCGATGCGCTGTTGTGTATCCGCTGCGGAGACCTCGCCGCCTGGTACCTCAAATATAAACATGCCAACTCCTCGGTACGGCTCTGATTTCTACGCGCCAAACACCGGCATTGCGGCCAGCAGTTCCGCAACCGTCGGGATCTCCCGGTTGCCTGCCATGACCTCGGCTTCGATCTCGCCGGAGGTTATCCAACAGGCAGCCCCCCACGTTTTTAGAGCGGCAGCGTCTACAAACAAGTCGGCCCAACCGACTGCGGTGTGGATGTTATCGTAGCGATGCTTTTGGGCTTCGGTATCCAGCAGTGTCTGAATGGCTTGAGTTAGCTGCCTCTGGATTCGGGCGTCTCTGTCTTCGGTATCGAGCGCCCATGCAGAGCCAGTCCAGGTGTCATCGCGGCCCGGGGGCAGCAGGGTCAACGCGGCTGGTAACTCGCCGAGGTCCTCGACCAAGACTTCAGCCTTGGTGGCGGTGTCGTAGGCGGTTTTGCCGCGATAATCGGGTAGCAGTAGCCATTCACCAGAGCCATAGACGGTGGCCTGATCCGGCCCGACCTTTGGCGGTGGATCGGTCGTGGCATTGGCGGGAACGAGCCAGCCTCCCTCGGTGAGCGGGTCGGGATCGGCTTGGGAGCTGCCGAGGTGTTCGCGGGTGAGAGGGTGATAATGGTATATCTGCATGGTTGACTCCTAATATTTAATGCAGGCGAGCAGGGCAATGTTGCGGGGGCGGGTCTCCGTGCTGCCGGTCAGTCCCGTAGTCAGCACGGCTGTCCCGTCGTTGGCGAGAAATGAAAACCTGGGGTCGGTGCCGTCGGTGCTGCCTGTAACCGGGATCAAGTGGTTATGGGACTGTATGGACTGGCTTTGTGCACTGCCGAACACGCGGCCGCTGTCCACTCCTCGCCCATCATCCCAGCCGCGCAGGAACTCTCCACGCAAGTCGGGCAAATTAAATGTTGTCGATCCATCTCCGACCCCGAATGTCGCCCCGATGGCCGCGAACAGCGCGGCGTAGGTCGCCCTGGAGACTGCTGCGCCGTTCGCTTTAAGCCAACCGGACGGGGGGGAGCTCGCCGCGTGAAAGGAGATATCTCCGGCATGAGATCCGGTAGGGTCCACCATCGGGAAAGCCTTGAACCATCGCGCCGCCCCGCCATTAAACAACAGATCTGCGGTGTTCCCCTCTCCGCCCATCTGTACATCAACCATCTGCCCCGGATCCGTGGTAAAGGCAAAGCGTCCGTCGGCGTCGGCGATAAACGGCAGCCCGGTTTGATCGATGGCGAGACCGCTGTCAAAATCGTAGATCGTGGCGAGGGTTACGGTGCCGGATACGTAGACCCGGATCGAAACCCCTGCCGGCAGCGGCGGGGTATTGCCGCCAAAGATGGCCGGTTTCATAAATTAACTCCTTTAGACGGGGCTACCCTTGCGGGTAACGCTGATCTTGCAACCGGTCTGGATCGATACACCAAAGCTGCCGTCGTTGGCGGCAAGGGCGCGAAACCATAACGGCGTGGCCACACCGGCGGCCAGGGCATCCATGGCCGGGACGGCCACCGTGTCGGCCCAGGCAAGGTTGTCGAGGCTGACCTGCCAATCGATGCCGGCATCCTCGGTGATCGGCGTCACCTGGATCTCGGTGTAGTTAAACTCGGTAGCGACCAGGTAAGCGGCGACCACGTCGGAGGCGACCTGCGCCGGATCGCCGCTGTTATCGAGATCGACCGCGGCGGAGATGGGATCGCTGCCGTCGCCCTCACTGTAATAGTCGTACGCCGGGGTGGCGGTTTTGGAAATTTTCAGGGCCATAAAAGCCTCCTCACAGGATGAGCAGTTGCAGGGATATGTCGCGGCGGCCAGATGCGCGCTCGACGCTGTCGATCTCGGGTGTGGCAAAGCGGACACTGTGCGCAACGCCAGCAACATCGGTGTATAAAAAGGGTTCGGCCATACCGTTTAATATGGAGCGGAAGAAACTTTCCAGAGCGACGGCCTCGCTTTCGAGCAGGCCACGCCAGCGCAATGGCAATAAATCCTCGACATCGTAGATCGTAAACCCGAACGGCACACCACCGGCTGAGCGGGTTTCTGCCTGGATCAGCTCAAGCTCGCGCGCCGGGCGTTCTGGTGGGCGGCTGAAAATCAGGCTACCGCCGGCGTGGTCGAAGCGGGCCGCAGGCACTTAGGCCACCTCAAAATCACGGCATGAGAAGATAATGATTCCATCACCCGGACCGTCGACAAACTTGGCCGAACCATTGAGCTTGCCGGTCAGGGTGGTCAGGGTTTTAATTGCCTCCGGGCGATCAAGGCACTCGTTTTTCTTGCAGCATCTGGGGCACTGCGCGTCGATGGTCCACATGGTGAATCTCCTTAGTAAGTTACAGTTAAGTCCGGGCGTAGCGGCGGTCGAATTCGCGGAACTTTTCGTAAAGCTTGCGGGCAACGGCGTCGCCGATTTTCTCCCCTGTGCGCTGCGGATCTGCACCCTGGTTTCCGGAGACGGTGACGTTGATGTCGCCCATCTGCAGGGCGGTGGCATCGCGTCCGCGCGAAACCTCATTGCGGGTGCTGACCTGTTCACCACGGTGCAGCTGGTAAAAGCCGGTGCGCGGCACGTAACTGGCGCCGGTGGCCATAGGCTCGCCGAACAGCGGCTGGCTTGGGCCGCGCATGGATCCGGCGCTTGAGGCGGTGCTGGAGCCGCCGATGGATGTGGTTCCGAATGCCTGCGAAAAGTCTCCGGAAAGCAGGGATTCGGTGCGAAGGCTAAGCTCGGCCGCCAATTCGGCTGCCCCCCGCACAAAGTTTATGGCGACTCCTGCCGCTGCCGTTACACCGTCGATCACGCTGCCAAGCCCCTGCACAAAGCTTAAAATTCCCGGCTTGTTGTCACGGATCCAGGCGGCGATCTCCTTGAGCGCTGAGTTGACCGTTGGCGCCAGTTCGGTGCCCAAATCGATCATCACCTTGCCAACAGTGTTTTTAAATAATTCTTCCGTGGCCTCCAGGGTTCCCTGCCAGTCGCCAAAAGCTTGATCTGCTGCCCCGGCGTTGCCTTTTAGCTCTTTAAGGGCGACGTTATAGCCGGCAAACTGGCTGGAGAGTAGCGGGCCGAGACCGGTTAAAGCCTCCGAGCTCTCAAAAAGCTTGCCCATACCGATGCCGGAGTCGATCGCATATTGTTCCAGTTCAGTGAGTGTGCCGGACAGGCCGAGGGCCTCGATGGCAGCCTTGCCGCTGGAGTAGCCCATCTTCTCCAGCGCCTCGGTCATGTTTGTCTGCGGTTTGAGCAGGCCGACCATGATGGCTTTATACTGGGTGGCGGCCTGGGAGGTTGATCCGGCGGTCTGCGTGACCTGTGCCAGGGCCGCGCCCATCTCATATTGACTGACGCCGACCTGGCTGGAGATCGATGCGAGATCACCGATCACCGGCACCAGCTCCGCGACCGATGTCTGGCCGAGCTTCTCGATACCGAACAGCAGGTCGGCGGCGTCGGCTGCGGTTGCGACAGCGCCACCGTAACCGGCCATAACCTTGGTCAGACCCTTGATGACGATCTCTTGATCGATATGCGCAGTCTTTGCGGTTTTGGCTGCAGTGGTGAGCAGGTCCATGGCGGCTTTGGGTTCGGTCACCCCGGCGCTGATTACCTGGTAATAACCTTTGACCAACTCGGTGGCCCCGCCAAGTTCATCAGGCATAGCCATAATCTCGGCACGCACGGCGCCAAGGTCCTTGACGCCAACCTTGCCGAGATCGACCAGGGCCGTCTCAAAAACTTTAGCTTCCTCGACCGCTTCCTTGCCGATGCGCACGGCACCATAAGCGACTCCGGCTGCGGCAACGATCCCGCCAAGATTGTTGCGGAACTTTTGCGCCAGGCTCAGTCGCTCGCCGTACTGCTCGGTATCAATGGCCTTGAGTTTGTTGGCCAGACCTTTCTCGGAACGGGCCAGCTCCGAGGCGCTGGCGGCACCGCTTTGCTTGATTTTATCGTAGGCGCTCTGCGCGGCCTTTCTCTTGTTCTTGAAAACCTCATCGGAGCGTGTGCCGAGCTGATCAAACTCGCGCTCGATGATACTGGCACTCTGTGCTCCGGATCTCTCAAGCGATTTGAGTGCAGCCTCTGCTCCGCGAGTATTGCCGCCGATAATGAGCTTGATGTCTCTGGCCATTAGCTATCCTCTTGAGGAGCGGTGGGTTGCAGCTCGGTTTCGACCAAGGCCAGCAGCTCAAGGTCGTCGCGATCGACTTCACAAATCCGGCAGACCGTGCCGGGGTCGATCACACCGCGCAGGGTGTTTAGTAGGGCGCGGATCTCTAACACTCTGCCTCCGGCAGATCCCGGATCAGGGATCGGGCAGCCTGCCCCGGCGATACATTCTGGCTCGATGCCATCCACCTGCCGCGCATCCTCGCAGGCTGCGCAGGTCACGCCCGGAAAATCGAGCGCCGCATGCAGGTGGTTAATCAGTTTTTTTCCGACTGCTTCCGCTGCAAGGCAGCCAGACCGGCGACATCGACACATGCGATGCCGACAAACTTGGCAAACTCGCCCCACTTGGTGACTAGCAGCGCGATGTTCTCCGGTGTACAGGCAAAGGGCTCACCGTCGGCGACAAAGCCAGTGCCGGTTTTGGTTTTACGGTTACGCCAGTCAGCCACGGCCAGCTCCGCGATCTTCACGTCGGCGGTGATGGCATCGTAATCGCGGCTTTCCTTGCGGGTGATCGTATCGAGGGAGACCACCACACAGGCCTTGCCTATAGCGGCCAGCTCGTCGCGTGGCACATAATTGATCAGCACCTCAACATCATCATCAAACGTGACCCAGGCTTGGAACTTGTCTTTCTTGATCGCCGAAATGTCCATGTCATCCTCACTGCGTTAGGGGTAAAAATCGACCCGCCGTCGCCGTCGCTGCGGCGGGTCATTGCATCGGCTATCGGATTATGCGAGCGGGTTGGTCGCGCGCTGGTTGGTACCGGTGATCCGGAACGGCTTGAGCACGCCATCCATGCCGGTGGGTGCGGCTGCTGCGGCATGCACGATAAACTCAACCGGCTCCTTGATGTTGCCGGCCTCATCGACCACGTCGGTGCTTTTGTACTGCAGGTGCGGCAGCTGCAGGGTGAACTGCCGAGGGATCGCGCCCTCGATCACCGCGCCGGTAAAGGTGATGTCCATCTTTTTGCGGGCGTCGGTGCCCATCTCATCCAGGCGAGTTTTGCTGGTGTGGTACGGAAATCCCAACTTTAACGAGACTTCGGGCATGCCGTCGTTAACCGGCTCATCGATCACGTCGCGCGGGCTGGAGCCGCCGGTGGTGAGCGCGCCACTGGCGGTCTGCGTCAGTTTGCGGGTGGCGGTCAGCTCGAAGCTGTTGGGGCGGATGACGTCACCGATAGCCAGGGCGGCGCCGCCCTGATCGTTGACGCGAAACACCCCTTGCGCCATGTGTACGCGGTGGGCAGTTTCGGCGATGGTGACATTAGCGTAACTGACGGCACCGTTGACACCGTCGCGCACGCTGTGATCGCCGATACAGCCAATGGCCAACTGCAGGGGCTTGCCGCGTTCGCCACGCAGGGTGAGCGATACGGCTTTAAGGCTGCGGATCTCTTCGACGTAGTTTTTCCAGTGGCGCACGAACGTGGCAAACAGGCCATCGAGATCATCGGCGAGATCGTAGGTGTAGTCGTAACTGACGGCACCTGGATCGTGCAGCACAGGAGCGCCGGCGGTGCCCATGAGCAGGGCGAGCAGCAGATCGCAGCCGTCGTAGCGCAGGTAGCCCGGCAGATCGCCATCGACCTTGACCTGGCCTGGGGTGCCATCGACCGACCAGAACAGGCCCTGTGAATCGTCGACCTCGACGGCGGCATCGCCAGATTTAACGCCTGTAGGCAGCAGCAGCAGGCCATCACCAGCGCCCGCTTCCACGGCGGTGCCCCAGTCTGTGCCCTTTTTCAGGGCGTATTTCATTTCCGATCCGGATACGCTTAGCATGATGACCTCCGTTTAAAGTTATAAGTTATTCGCTTTTCTTTTATCCAGGGTGCGGGCGCCGGTATAACCCAGGTACCCCGCGCCGAAAAGCATCCACATATCGTCTGGGATGGCTTCGAGCCAACTCTTGAATCCGGTGGCAATGTTGGCGGCCATCTCAGGCTGGGCCGCATGCAAAAAGCCCATGGGGATTGCGGCCAGGATGATGACGTAGACCACGTATAAAAAGGATGGCCTGGCGCGACTTGTCCAGGGGTCGCTGCTGTTGGCCTCGGCGATGATGGCCGACATTCGCACTTCCAACTCCTTGAGCTCACCGTCCTGCTGCATGCGCAGAAGCTCGACCTTTGCCCTGGCCGCCTCGACCGGGTCGGGGAAAAGCTTGTCGATGATTTTGCTGCTGATGCCGACAACTGCGGTGCCGATCCCGGTAATATCCATTAGGGTCTCACCTCCCCAGCCAGATCGAGTAAAAAGCCGGTTTTCGGGAATAGGTTTCCTGGGCAGGATTTGTGCGAGTAGTCGCAGTGATAAGCAATATCCCGATAAAGGATGCGGTGGCCCTCCATGAGATGGTTGCAGAGATCGCGCAATGTATCGAGCATGTCACGATCAGGAGGTGCCAGGTCGTAGTTGCCGACAATGCAGATGCCGAAATGCGTAGCGTTGAGTGCGGGGCAGTGCGCACCCTGATATTCGGCGGGGCGGCCGGTGGTTACCTGTGGCACACCGTCGATGCGCTCGACCAGATAGTGATAGCCGATCTCGTCCCAGCCGTTGGTCTCGACGTGATAGCGGCGGATTGCGTCGGTGTCCTGTTTGACATAACCATCAGCGGTGAGGCTGTGGTGGATACAAATGCCTTTCGGGCTATTCTTAAAACGCCTCATTTTACCTCTGTGTTATCAGGATTATGACCACGCCCGAGATCAAGCTTCCGATGCAGCCACCGGCAGCGGCGAGGCCTACCAAAAAGATTTTGGAGGCGGCACGGCCGGGTAACATTTCCAAACCCCGGACGCGGAGGAAGAGTCCATCGACATCTTTTTCGTTGCGCTGGTTGTCTTCGCGCAAATGTTTGATCTCGGCGCTCTGCGCGGCCAGTTGCTCCAGCAGGGAGTTTGTGACTTTAAGCGAATTTGAAATATCCCCGATAGCACGCTCGACCTTCGGGAAATTCTCCCGAAGAATGCCGACAGGAACATCAAGATGACACACAGAGCACATTAGATATCCCCCCAAGCCGTGACATAGTGGATGGTGGCGATCACCTGCACAAAGCCGAGAAAACCCTCGGCACCAGCGTCCTCGATCGTCGTGGAACTGGTAACGGATCCGGAAAAGCCCTCGGTGAGACCACCGAGGAACTGATCGACCTTAAGCGCCTTGAGAATATCCTGGCGTAATTTCTGCCCCTCGGCGCCGGACTCGCTGTCTGCGATCCAACCCTCAACAGTGATCGGCAAGAAGTGGTTTTCCTCGCCCTGTGATGGCGGGATGTCACCGTCGATGGTATCGGTGATCTCGCCCGGAAACAGGATCAGGCAGGGCGTCTGCTTCGGTGCGGTCTGATACTCAAGGTTAAGGTGCACCAGGGCGCCGGCATCGGTGCGGTAGCCGTTGGCAATACGGATCTGAGCCAGGGCGGTCTGCAGCGCGGTGATGATGGCATCAAAAGCGGTCATGCTTTAACCAGCCCGATGCGGGTCAACCCGCTGTTCTGAGGATCGGCGTCCCCGTAAAGTTTATAGGCCACGCCATCAACGGTGAGGGTGTGGGTGCGATCGACGCCGACCAGGTCGGAATCCTTGCAGAGCAGTGAGGGGATCACCAGCACGGTGTCGGCGGTGTGTGGTGAGGCGATCTCGGTGCGTTTGCGCAGCTTGCCCTTGATGGGCGGCTTGACGGTAACGCCGTTAAGTTTAATGATCACATCGCTTTCATCGGCTAATAAATTGTCGAGATCTGCCTCGTTGAATAACACGTGGTCCTCCGGTAAGTTCGGTCGCTCCAGGATAGGCGGGAGACGGATCTCCCGCCCGGGCCTGCAGGGGCCGAAAGGTTACTTGTCGTCTTTTTTGCCTTCACTTTCCAGGGCGGCTTTGGCACGTTCGGCCTTGAGCTTCGGATCACACGGCTCGGCCTTGCCCATGGCGCACAGGTAACGGGAATCGTCCTGGCTGATTTCGTTTGGCACCAGCAGGACTGCGCCTTTTTGCACATCGTTGGAGCCGCCGGTCGGCAGGGCGACCGTGGTGGCGCGCTTGATATCGACCGCGGTGATCTGCTTGAGTTTCTTTTTCATCTCGTTATCCTCCGTAAAAGGGTGGTAGCGGCCTGCCGGTGCATTTTCACCGAATGGCAGGCCGCTTGATTTGTGCTTACGCGGTGAGGGCGTCCTTCATTGCAGCAAAGGACTCGGCGCGGCGCACGGCGACGTCGGCCATCATGAAGCTGGTCAACTCAATCATGCCCTGCTTCTTGAGCGAGAACGGGTCGGCGATGATCTCGATGACGCCCCACTCACCGATCATCAGGTCGTTCCAGTTGCCGTACAGAATGGCCGAGGCAATGTCGATCGCGGAGCCCTTGGTGAGGTTGCTCGGCACCTGGTTGGACGCAGCGGCGCGGTAGCCGTTCATCTCGCCGAAACCGCCGGCGCCTTTTTCCCAGATGAACTGGGCCGTGCCGCTGGATTTTTCGGTCTGTTTGAGCTGGCCGCGCACCTTGGCGTTGGTGAGATAGGCCAGGGTGCCGATGTCGGCGTTGTCGACGGCGACTTCCGTCTCCAGGTTGACGATCTGCGCCCAGGTAGGAATTAGGCCGTTATCGCCACCGACGACCGAACCGATGCCGGAGGTGTTGAGGATGCCTCGCGGCTGGTTGTTGCTCCCGCTACCGTTGATGGCAGCCAGGTCGAGACCGAGGGCGTTCACCGCGGCGAGATCGTCGCGGATCAGCATCTCGATATCTTCACTGCCCTGAGCGAGCAGCTGACGCGAGACGGCGGTGGTGGCCTGTGCGCTCTTTGGACCCATAGAGATCGAGCCGAGCATGGCGGACAGGTCCGACTCGGAGACGTCGGCGCCGCTGTTTTCAGCCACCCAGGAGAGCACCGCCGATGCGATCTGTTTGGGGAAGCTCAAATTGCCGGTAAGGCCGGAGAGCACGCGGGCGCCGAGGGCACGGGTCATCATCTTGTTGCGCAGGATATCGATCAGCGGCATCAGACTGGTATCAACCACGGCGCCGCCGGCGCCGGCTGAGAGAGAATCCATGGCGGTGCCGATCGGGGCGCGCTGACCACGGCTGCGCAGAGACAGCGGCACAAAAATGCCGTTTGAACTGCGGCCGAGTTTCTTCTCGATGCTCTGGTGGATGTCCAGCTCGAGACCGCTGGAGCGCTCACCCAACGCCAGCAGGATCGCGTTGCGGACCGAATACTCGCGGTCTTCACGCTCGTTGAGATTGATGTCGGCAGGCTCAGGCAGGCCAGGGGCCGGGGTGCCAGCAATGCGCATTTTTTCGAGCACGGAGGCCTGGAAGGCTTCGACGCTCTGGCCGTTGTCGACAAACTGCCGGGCGAGCTCATCAACACCTTTGACCGTGGCGAAGGCGTGGCCGACTGCCTGGATCTCGTTGATGCGCTTGCGCTCACCGGAGCGCTCCTGCTCGGCGTTCACCTGAGGGGCTGCTGGGGTCGGGTTCAGTCCGCGGCCTTGGCAGCGGGGGCATTGGTCCTGGTCGTGGTCGTGGCCACAAGCGGTGCAGCGTTTCATGGCGGTGCTCCTTTCAAGAGGGGTTTCGTTTGAGTAAATTTCGACTTCGCGGGGTTCGCCATATTCGAGAGATCTGCCCATACCCACGGAGATGTCGGCAGGAACGGAGACGATGGAGATCTCCAGCGGTTCCCAGTCGACAGCGCGAAGGATATCGGGTTGCCCGTTTTCCCCCTCTTCCTCGAGGAAGTAACGGTAGACATCGTAGGCGAACGAAATGTTGACCCGGATCCCATCGAGGACGTCTTGCCAGATCTCCTGAGCACGGGCGCTTTTCCCAAAGCGCACGAGAGCACGACCCTTGCGGCTCTCCTCATCGATCCAGGCTTTTTCAACGACGCCGATCTGATCCCGGGTGTTGTGGTCCATACACAGAGGCCCGCCGGTGTTGATGCGCTCAAGGCGGCACTCTCCGTCGGCATGGCCTAAGACCTCAACGCCGAACCAGCGGACCACGTCTCTCGTTTCCGACGAGTAACTGATCTCGATGGTGCGGTCGTCTTCTTTGGCGCTGGCACGGTCAAAGTGCATGGCCCGTAACTGCGGCCCCTGCATTTTGACGGTACGAGCGAGTTTTCTGATTTTTTGTTTTTGAGGCATGGCGCTCTCCTAGACTTTGGCCTGCAACTGCTCCTGTTTGGCAGGCGGGCGAACCTTGTATTCTTCTTCGAGGGCTTTTTCTTCGGCCAGGGTTTCCAGGTATTCCTCATAATCGGAGCCCTGTTCGGCGTGCAGATCGGTGAGGGTGAGCCCGCCATATTTGAGCTGCTTATCCTTTGAGGTGGCGTCCTGAATCGGGTTGATATAACCCCAGCGCCGCGGGCGCCAGACAATCGAGCGGAATTTGTCGAGCTTGGAAAACGGCAAGGCAACCTGGCCGCTGAGCATGGCGGCGGGCAGCCACTCGGCATAGACTTCGTCACAGAGCCACTCGACCATCCAGTTTTGCAAGCCCTTGTAAAAATCCCGATCCTCTTCAGTGCCGAAGCGAATCGATGAGAAATTAACCTCGGACAAATCGTTGCCCAGTGAGACGTAGCTCAAACCGGCACCGGAAGAAAAGCCGCGCATCATGCGCTTCATAAACGGGTCGTAGTTGCCGGCCGGGTGCTGCGGATCGAACTCTTTCAGGCGATAACCAAGCGGCACTACGCCGAAGGTTCCGGCCTCTGACTCTTCGATAAATTCACCGTCATCATCTTCGGAATCAAACCAGGACGGATCGGCTTCGGGATCGGCCTCGTAAAAAGCCATTTTGTTGGCTGCGAGGTTGGACGCGATCAGCTCCGACCACTCGTAAGAATCCATTTTTTTCAGGCGGGCCATGGCGGCATGCAACCAGGGCACTCCGCGGCTCTGGCGGACAAACTCGGGCAGGTGCAGGTGGATGATGTCGGCAGCCGGAATGCGCTCGTGCTGGCTGCCACGTTGGTGGCCATAGATGTAATCGCCGGGGTGGCTGCGCAGTACATGGTAAGCGACCGGACGATCCCAGCCATTAAACTCGATACCCATGCGGATGATGTTGCCGTTTGGCAGCTGGCCGTTCAGGTTCTCATCGAGGTGATCCGCTTCGATCAACTGCAGGGCGAAGCCGAACGCGTTGCGATAGCCGCGAACCTTGCGCACCAGCAGCTCGCCATCGCGGGCGGTGGTTTCCAGGCACAGCCGCAGCACATCAACCCAGGAGAGTTTGCCGGTAACGTCACAGACGCCGCGCTTGCCCCAGGCTTTCCAGCCGTCTTCAATGCGGTGATTGGCGGCACGGTCGATGGTGCCGTCGGGATCCTTAGCTTTGGCCTGCAGGCGGATGCCGGCGCCGACCACGTTATTTTTGAGCAGGCGGCAGAAGTGCTTGGCGTACTCGTTGTTGTAGTACAGCTCGCGTGAGCGCAGGCGCATTTTGCGCAGGCCCATGCGGATCGAGGCGTCGTTGCTTTGCCCGGCCGGGTTCCAGTTGGACTGCAGGCGATCGACGTCGGCCCCCTTGAAATTGCGACGTGACGGCTGATGACGACGCAGTACAACGGTTCGCGCCGCTTCGTTGATCTGCTCGGTCTTGACGTCGAGTGCGGTGGCCCCGGTTATTTTGCGGAAAAGGTTCAGCATGCGCTTCCCTTAAAGCCTGAATTTGACGGAATGTCCGCCGCCCCGGCCATTACGGCGGCGTTCGCGGGCGGCTTCGGAGCTGGTCTCGTGGCGGTAGCGGGCGCGAATCCGGATCAACTCCTCGAACGGCGTACGCACCAGTTTTTCGCCATCAATCCACATCTCCTGCTGATCGCGGGTGGCCCGCCCTTCGATGACCGCCTCGATGGCATCGATCACGCGCTGGGCATGACTGCGGCCGTCGAAGTTGGCGGCGGCGGCAACCAGGTTGGGCGTCACTTTGAGCCGGCCGGTGTAGATGGTATGGCGGGCCGTCTCTTTTTCCACATAACCCTGGACCGAATAGGTCCCGGCGGTGGTGAGATCTGCAGGTGCGATGGTAACCAGGTGGGAGTCGCCATCAACCTCGCTTTCGAGATCGACCACGGCGGGGCCGCGCAGCGCATACTTTAAAACCCAGCCGTTGGCGGCGGAGTAGTCAGCGAGGCTGCGCGTCCAGGTGATGGTGTCGCCGGCGGCGACTTCTGAGGGCTCCCGGTAATCCATGGGCGGGAGTATGACGGGCTTTTAAAAATAAATCTGGTGCTGAAATGCACGCATATGCACGCATATGCACATAATCGTGTGATGCTCTTCTTGTTTTTGACTAGATATGGTGGTTATTCGTTCCACCGATCGGTGGGGATCACCCCGGCATTGAGATACTCCTTAACAGAATCGGCGATGATCTTGGTGCCACGGGTTCCAGGGGCGCTGGCCGGGTTGTGCCCGCGCAGTTTGCCGGTGGCGAGCAGGTCGTAGATGTGGCGTTTGGAACAGCCGAGAACCTCCTGAACTTCATCAAATCGTAACAGCGCCCTCTTATTTTTCATTGCATCACCTCTTCAGTGTTTCGTTGCTTGTTTTACGGCCGTCACAGACCGGGCAGGGTTTGGTGGTGTCTTTGGGGTCGTTGCCGCTGCCCTGGCAATAAGGGCAGATCCGTGTTTGCTTTTTCATGTCAGCTCCTTTTTCATGCGGCCAATTGTACCGCCGCCGGTTTTGCGCCGCCGGCGCTTTTTGCCGGACCGGAGGGTTTCGGTGGCAAGCTCCTGGTTTGCTGGTGGTTGGTCGCTGGAGTTGTCACCGGCCTGCTCGCGCAGCTTGCCCGCCAGTTTGGCGTAGTTGGGATTGAGGATCTGGCGCACGGCCATATTGCCGACACGTACGTCCAGAGCTTCGTTGCGCTGGAAGCCGTCGCGCAGGGCCCAGACGGTTTCGGTTTTGCCGGTTTTCTTGTTTTTCTCTTTGCGCGGCTTCTCGGCGCAGAGCATGCGGAAATACTCAAAGTCGTAGCCCATGTGCCAGTGGCAGCAGCGCGGGCCGGGTTCGATGACGGTAAGCCAGGACATCAGCAGATCCTTGCCGGTGTCGACGCCCAGCTCGTAGAACGGCACCTTGTATTTGCGCGACTTGCTCGGCTTGCGGGGCACCAGTGGCAGGCCGCGGGTGTTGCTGCCCTTGTGGGCGAGGTAGCGACGCGAGCGGCGCACGAACAGGGCGACCATATCGGCGCGATAGCCGAGGTCGACGCCCAGGCGGATGATGGGCAGGTCAGCTCCGGACTCGTGGCGATAGATGCTTTCCTGTGCCCAGTCGTGGAGCTGATCCCATACGTCAATCTGGCTGGTGTCACCAAAAAACACGCGGTATTCGATGCTCCAGCACTGGTGACCTTCTCCCCAGGCGACGGCCTCGACCTCGATGCGGTTGAGCTGCACGTCGGCATCGGCGGTGACCACGCAGGCGGCCAGGGGGATCTTCCAGTCGGCGCCCTCGGGTGCGTAGGCGCTGCGGCGGCCGTAAAGCTCTTTTTCGCCGGTGAGCTCGCCCTCGGCATCTTCCGGTACCGGCAGGCCAAGACAATCGTTGTAGTAATAACGCAAGTTGGCTTCGGACGGCTCGACCAGGGTGAGCAGGTAGGCCGCGGCGATCTTGTGGAACGGTACGAAGCGGCTGATCAGGGGTGGGATGTGTGCCCAGACCCGCGAGGCTTTGTTGATAGCGACGCCGCCGGTGCGCGGCCGCCAGCCGTGCCATACGTGTGGCGGGTCGTGCTGGGCAGCGGCCAGGCGCACGGCTTCGGTGCGATCTTCTTCATCCCAGCGCTGGTTGCAGTGTGGGCACAGATACCAGGCACTGCCCTTGTCGGCCAGGTGGGCGGGGTCGACAATGCCCTCCTGCCAGTGGATGTGGGCGGCGTCCATGACGTGGGCCTCGCCGCAGTGCGGGCAGATCGGCCAGAAGTCGATCAAGGTCTGCGCCTGGGTGCGCAACGACCAGATGCGGCCGCTCTCGGTGGAAGCGGTGCAGGCGGCCACGATTTTATAAGAATCTTCAAAAGCACGGAAGCGGGCGAGGGCTTTGCTGTAGGCGTTATCTGGCCACAGGTCGACCTCGTCAAATTTGCCGTAGCGGCAAGGCTTACTCGCCAGCCGGCCTTCGGACTGCGCCCAGGCCAGGTAGGTGACCATGCCGGTGCGCAGGCGGATGCGGCGAGTGCTGATATCATCGGGGTTGCCGGTGGTGAGCCGGCGCAGTGACGGCGTGCCATCGATCATCGGCACCAGGCGATCTTGCAGGGTTTCAACCCCGGCGTTGCGATCCTGCATAACGATCAGGGCCGGCCCGGGATCGCTGACGGCATCGTAACCCCAGGTGGTGTGCAGGATGTCGGTTTTAGCGCTCTGTGAGCCGCCGGCGAGGTAGAGCTCGCGCAGATGCTCGTGGCTGTAGAGCTCGAGTAGGCCGGTGGCATACGGCGTGATATCGGCATCGTAAGGGCCCGGCATGGGGCTGACTTCGATGTGCCGCTCTCCCTGGGCCCATTGCGCAGCGGATTGCTCGGCCGCTGCGCGAAACACGGCCTTCTCCCCGGGGAGCAGCCGGAACTTGCGCGGCGGCGGGGCGGGAAGCCAGGTGTATGTTTCTTTTTGGGCGGGGAGGGTGGTCATCTCATACCCGTTTTCCGCCGTGACGGTAGCCGCGCGTGCGATTCTTCGCCAGCTTGGCCTGCACCGCCGCGTCAATGTCGATACCCAAGCCTCCAGCACAGTCCAGCACGCGCATCAGAACGTCAGCAAGTTCTTCTTGAAAATTGATTGCGTCGTTCTTGCGGAACGCCTCTAATGCTTCGGATACCTCGCTGTGAATCAGCGCAAGGATGCTCGGGATCTTGTATTTGTCATCCCACTGTCCAGGCTTCAGCACGTTCCAGCCGTTAGCGGTGTTGATCTCAATGATCTCGGTCGCCAGTTCATTCATGCTCTGAATCATTCCTCTCCCCTCCTCGGGAATGTCGATCTCGAACGTCTCGACGATATTTAACGGTGCTTGCCCGCTAAACAACCTGACTATCTGGATCCGCCAGTACACCAACGTGAAATATTTCTGCCAACCACTGCGCCTCACAATCATCTCAATCCTCCTCTTCCTCAAAGCCCTTGATCGGGCGGCTATAGTTGTCCATGGCTTTGCGGTACATGCCGAGCAGGTAGGTGATCAGCTCGGGGGCTTTCTGAGGATCGCCGCCTGAGACTTTAATGATGCGGCCGGCCGAGGAGCGGGCGACGGCGTCGAGATAGGAGCGCAAGTTGCTGGCGCGCTCGGCCATCTCGATCTCGACCTGGTTGCGCGGGATGAGCTCTCCAGATGATTCGCGGTATTTGAGTTCACGCTGCAGCCGATCGGCACGGATCCGCAGGATCTCTTCCTGCAGTTTCTGCTCCTGGGGGCTCTCGCCGGCAATGCTGCCAGGCGTGCCGTCCTTTTTGCGCAGGTGATGACGGGCGTAATCGGTGGCGCTGCTCTCGGGGATGGTGCCGTCGGAGCGCAGCCGGAGCTTGCCCTGGTCGCGATGCTCGTAGGCGGTGGAGTCGGAAACCTTCCAGCCGTCGGCATCGAGGGCGGCAACCATCTCGGGAATATTGCGGTAGACGGCCTCGCCGCTGTCTTCGGCCAGCTCTTTCTGAAAATCACCCAGGGCGCGCTCGGCTTTTTTGAGCTCGCGCCGATTGGCGACGGTAGGTTTTTGCCGGGCGGCCTCGAAGGCGGCATCGAGGGCGGCGCGCAGTTCGGCTTCGCGGGTGTTGAGGGCGGCGCCGAGGGAAGTCATACTCTGACTTCCTCGACCTGGTCGACGGTTGCCCACATGCGGCAGGTCGGGCAAACGACCTTAGCGTAACCGATGATCTCGTGGCCACATGTGGTCATGCGTTTTTTGGGCTTACGCTCAATCTGGAAGGGACCATCCTGGAAGCAGGTGGCGGTGATGCGATCAAATGGTGGGTTCATTGTGGGGCCCCCGTTGTTCCTTGTTTCCTTCTCCCTCGTGCTGGCTTCAACCTGAAACCGGCCTTGGTTTCCAGCTTTGCCAAACTCAACACAGAAGGTTTTAGTTGTGACGGCGTTCCTTTGTAGTTGTGCAGGTTCATCGACAGGAGCTCTGCTCTGGTGACAAGCATCAGGTTTTCAAGAACGCAATGCTGTGTATCCGCGTCAATAAAAATTATTGCGTGTCCCTCCGGAACCGGGCCATTGTTGTTTTCCCATATCCAGACGTGCTTGTGCTTGAATCGTGTAACAGCACCAGTGTGGGGGTTGCATTCAGGGATGCTGATTTCGATAAAGCCGTCTTTGTTTATCCTCTCTGACCAGAGTTTGCGTTTGTTGCGCGGGATATCCCCTTTTTTGAAGCTGGTGGCGTTGGCGCCCATATAACCTTTTGCACCCTTGTTCCAGGGACTTTGCCCTTTTCCAAAACGGCCTGTTCGGCCTGAAAGAATGCCACGATTATTGACGGCAGCGCGGATCTGGTTTTCGGTTTTGTTTTCGCTAAAGGTTTTGTTGAATAAGTCTGTCAAGCCCTTCACGCTATGACCTGGGTAATTTTCCCGCAGGAATGCTATTTGCGGCTCGGTGTAGATCAGCGATCGGGAAAATCTCTCTTTGGGTTTGCGACCGCAAACGATGCCGTGATTCTTCAGCGTTGAACGGATTTGATTTTCGGTTTTGTCCGTACTGAAGGCGGCGTTGAAAGCAGGGGTCAGATCGCGCACCGACATCGAGAGATATCCCTTCCGGAGGAACGCAAGCTGTTTCGGGGTATATCTAGTCCTTGTGTTCATGCGTCATTCCCAGCATCTTTGGGGCGTTTTTGATTATCCCGTCGTTGATCGCTATTTGAGCATCGAGGGCGAGCTTGGCATTGCCAATGATGTGTACGGCTATTCCGCCGACCGCCTTTGCCCTCCCGATTTCCTCATCCAGTTTTTCCCCGCACAGATCTTCGTCGCTGAGACGTTCTAGCTGGGCAAACAGGTGGTCATTTAGATCGATTAGCTTGTTTTTCATGTTGTCTCTCCTTTTATTTCCGCACCGGCATAACAACCTCAAGACGCTCGGTCCAGTAGCCGTGATCCACAGGGATGATGAGCAGGGGTTTGCTCCCTGTGTCGTATTTGATAAACACTTCACCGCCGAGAGCCTTAAGCGCCTGGAGCAGATAAGTGGCGTTGACGGAGACGATCAGGTCACTATCCCCTCCGCAGGGGATCGAGTAGCTAAGCTCGCCCTGGGAGCCGAGGGCGGTGACAAGAAGATTCTCTCCAGCGCTGGTGAGCGACGCGCTGCGGGCCTTTCCATCGCTGACCACGCCGCAGGCTTCGAGGGCGGCGATCAGGCAATCGGAATCGACGTGCACGGACTTGGTGTAGTCGGTGGGGATCACCCGGCGATAGTCGGGATAGTCGCCCTCGATCAAACGGGACGAGACGCGGCTACTGCGTCCGTCAAAGTGCACGATGTTTTGTGCATCGAACCGGGTGATGGTGAGGGAGTCATTGATGCAGGCAAGCAGTCGCACGGTTTTGATTGGCAGCATCAGGTCAGGGTTGCAGATCTCGGGATCGTTGCCATCGAAGCTGGCCAGGGACAGCCGGTGGCCATCGGTTGCGACGGCGGTGATGCGGCCGCCGTTGTGATCACACAGGCAGATGGTGCCGAGATTGCCTTTCAGGCTGTCGCGACTGACGGCGTGGCCGATGGCTTTGACAATGCGTCCGAAGATCCCCTGGGGGAAAGTGCCGATGTCGCCGCCGTTAGGGTTGGGCAATAAAGGGAATTGATCGGCGGGAAGGGTGGCAAGGACAAAGCGGCACTCTTCACTGGTGATAGTCAGCTCTTTTTCGCCGTCAAAGTCAAAAGAGATGCGATCACCAGGAGCGGCCTCGAGGGCGCCTTTTAGTTTTTCAGCGGGTACGCAAAACTCGCCACCATCGCGCGGTACACCGGCGGCGGCGTCGGCGCTGGCGAAGATATCCAGGTCGGTGGCGGTGATACTGATGGTATTGCGGAGGAATACCGTCACCAGGACGTGGTTGAGGATCGGCAGCAATGTACGCTTGTCGACGGCGCCGATAACGCGGGCGAGGGCGGTGAGCAGTTCGTTTTTATCGGCGTTGAATTCCATGATCATCTCCTGGTGAAGTTTTCAGTTTTAAAGAAAGAGCCTTCCAGCCCCTCCCCCCTCCGCGGCGCGCCCTTTTTATCCCTGTGCGGTAAGAGCTTGCGAATCAGTTGGTGGCGCACTTGCGATCTGATGATGCAGATGAATGCGATCGATCATGTCGCGCACGCAGGCGGCCGACTTGCCTAGGGCCGCGGCGATCTGTGCGGACGTCCGGCCGGCCTGATCGAGCAGTAACAACTGGACGTATTCTTCCGGCTGCCAGCTGGTGCCATAGATCGGTGTGCCGACGGTTGGCCGCGACTCTTTGCCGCAACTGGCGCAATAAACTTTGCGCAGCTCGTGCCAGGCTGCCACGGCCCGGGCGCCGGTGATCGGTGCGGAGCATGCCTGGCAGACGGGACCGGACTGGAGGTAGCGCCGCTGCATCCATGACCATGCTGCCGATCGAGCCACCGCGTCGAGCATCTCTTCTGCTTTTACCATTGACGTAACTCCCTTATAATCTGGTGTATTCCTAAATTCCGGAGCGTGAAAAACTCTATAACTGCGCGGTTTCTGCGCGCTTGCTCGCCCGCAAGGGGTCACCCCCTGGGAAGGACCCGCGATAATCATACGAGACCTGCCCGCTGCAGGCGATAGTTCAACTCATGTTCGAAGGTGCGTTCGATGTAGTCGAGCAGGCCCTCCTCGAAGCGGTCGGCTGTCTGTGCGTTGCTGAACATGGACGCCGGAGAGATCGAGGCCTTGACCTGCAGGGGATAACGTCCCTTACCCTTGCGACGCATGACCATCATGTGGCCACTGCTTGCCGCCTGGAGAAATGCCCCGGAGAGTTTCGTCTTGTGCCCCTTGATAATCTCCGCCTGCACGCCTTGGAATTTAGAGCTGCGTTGATTTTGACGGCCAGCTTTTCTGTTGATGACTTTGTTCCCCAGGTATTGTTTTGTGCCAGTGAAGTAAGCGAGGCTAATCGACGTGCCTTTGATCGTCAGTTCGAACGATTCATAATGGCCGGCCGTGCCGGTGCCGATCCGCACGCGGATCTTCTTGTCCAGATCGGCCTTCTTGATGTTCCACTTCTCTCTGATCTCCGCTGACATCCGCGTCACGGCATGAGCTCTGGCTTTTCTCATCGTCGAATAGATCGCCTGCTTCACTGTTTTATCAGCGTCGGCAAGAGCGCCATCGAGAGCGTCCTGAAAAACATCGATATCAAACCAGATCATGCGGTTGTTGTTCATCAGCAAAGCCTCCTGTCCGGGCTGTCCGGGCTTGTCCGGGGTAAAAAAGCGTTAACCGGACAGAAAAAACGAAACGCAATCAAAGACTTAACTAAGTTTGTCCGGTCTGTCCGGTCTTTTTTTAACTCCCAAGGCCAAAACAACAACAACCCCACTACGCGCGGGTGTGTGCGCATACGTATAGAATTTTGTTTTTGCCCGGACATCCCGGACAGACACCCGCAAACCGCCACCAGATCAGGCTTTGCGCTGTCCGGGGTAGCGTTTTTCTGCCCGGACATCCCGGACAGACACCCGCAAACCGCCACCAGATCAGGCTTTGCGCTGTCCGGGGTAGCGTTTTTCTGCCCGGACAAGCCCGGACAGCCCGGACAAATTCCCTGATTTTTCTTGGCATAAGCCTTGCTGACTACATTCATGCTCCGGCCTCCGCGGGGTGGGGGGCAGGGGCGGGGGAATCGTTCTCGAGCTTTTCATCGACCAAACGGAAACCAACATAAGCATTCTTGCGGCCTATGGCCGAACTCTCATCAGCCACCTTGCCGTCCCTCACAGGTATCTCGAAGTCGCCAAGCAGACGCATGAACTCCTTGCGAAAATACGGCTCACCGACCGACATCAAGCCCCACCCTTTGCAGCTCTTGACATACTCATCAAACGTGCGGTCCTTGGCCGTCTTAGCCTCCGGATCAGCCACCAGGCGCTGCTCGATGAAGTACAGCACGTTGTTATTGGTGCGCTTGTAATCGTGCAGGCTGGCCTCCATGGTCGCCGAGGCGGTAAAGCCCTCCTCACGCAGATCCACCAGGCCGTGCAACGCCCAGGCGAAGATCCCCGGCAGCTCAGCCATCAGCTCCTCGTAAAGGAAGATGTCGGCCCGGCCCTTTTTGACGAACTGGCCCTTCATCTCGATGATCATGATCTTGCGGAAAAAGCCGTCGGAGTTGTCGAGCATGCGCGGCAGGCGGTTGGTTGAGTAGACCAGCTTGCACGCCGGCACGAAATCGAAGGGCGTCTGGTTCTTAAACGACGCCGAGATCGGGTCACCAGAGACGATCGCCTTGATCTCCTGGCTCTGCATCGCCTTGCTTTCCACCTCGGTGGACATGTTCAGCAGCTTGTCCACCAGGCGCGAGAGATAGAACTGATCATCGAGGCGCCCCATGGGGATGTGAGAGCAGTTCTCCTCGCCCACCAGCTGGCGCAGGACGTTCATCAGGGTCGACTTGCCGTCGCCTCCAGGGCCGTGCAGCAGCAGCATCTTTTCGTAGCGCGTCTCGCGGGTCAGGCAGTAGCCAAAGAACTTCTGCAGCTCCTTGATCACTTCCGGATCCTGCACCGTCTCGGTCAAAAAGCGCCGCCAGCGCGGGCAGTCCTGCACGTCCGAAGGGTCGAACGAAACCCCCAGGCAATGCGTTGCGTAATAGTCCTTGCCATGCGGCAAAAGCTTTCCTGCGTCCACGCCCTTGCCCAGGTTGAACATGCCATTTTGCAGGCAGATCAGATCCTCACCATCGTTCATGCGCCGCCCGATCGGCAGCACCGACAGGTCGCGCACCATGTTGGCCACGTCGGCAGCGCGGGCGCTGTTGCCCTCATCGCCCAGCATCAGCAACGCTTTGCTGCGCAGGTATTGCAGATCGTACTGCTCCCAAAAACGGCCCTCCCAGCGGTAGACCAGGCCGGTTAGCGGATCGGAGACGATATCCACATCCTCCATGATCGCCCGGGACAGCAGCGCCGGGGCGAACTTGCGCCCCTTGAAGAAGCGCAGCACGCCGGGATCCTCGTCAGGTTCCCTGGGCGGCTCGATCGTGATCGCCCCAGGGAGCAGATCAACCAGTTCGGCCATGTTGAGCTTATGGCGCACAAACCAGTCGGTCAGGTCCTGTCCGTGATTGATGGGGTAATGTGAGGGGGCTTCAGGTGACAAACGTTCCTCCAGACTAAATTCAACCGCTCAAGCTTGAGCAGGGAAACAAACCCCCGCCCAAGATTCAGGGGTTAATTTGTCGTTTCAGTAAAATCGACATAGAACTTCTGCCCAGGCTTGAACTGGCCAACCAGCTCGGGGTTGTTGACTGTCAGGTCGATGCGCCCGCTGGGCGTAAACTTGGCAAAGGTATTGTCCTCATCACTTCCGTCTTCCCCGTAGAGACCCTCTTTGCAGACGGCGGTCATTATCAACCGGTCTTGATACTCATTCGATTCCACAGTTTCGACCTTCATCTTTGCTCTCATCTTGGGCATTTGCTTCTCCTTTGTTTTTTTGTGCCATGATTGGCGGCTCAACTAGTGGGCAGGGAAACAGGTCCTTCGGCAATGATCCCTTTAGCCATTGCACAATGGGGGCAGGCGAAATCTAGGCCGGGCAGGACGTCTTGTAGGTGCTCGGGTACTTGGTGCCATGTCTGGATAGGCACAGCGTCAGCGCCACATAAGAGTGGTCTTGAACAGAAATAGCACCAGTTGATTGGCCCTAGGCGGGTGTCTTCGCCACCATCAACCAATTCAACGCTTATGAGCGACGCTCCTTTATACTTGTTTACGATCTCGACAGCCGAATGGACGGAATGCGCCTCAACTATCTCCTCGGCAGGCTTGAGGTAGCGGACTAAATATCTTTTTTTCATGCCATATCTCCCATAATTTCTGGCCATTTAAGAACACGTACGCTTTTCGCATGCCTACAAATCGAATCAGCCGCAATAATACTGCCTTTCCAACCCGGCTGGTCCGCATCATAGGCGATCACCACATCGCGGCCCGCCATCGCCTCAGAAAACTCCTCGCGCCAGGTGCCGCAGCCGGCCGTCTGGGTCACAGCGTTGAGCCCCTGGGAGAGGGCACAGACCAGATCCGGCTCACCCTCCACCAGCCACAACTGCCCCGAGGGCTTCCATTGCGAGGGTGGTGGGTACAGGCGCGTGCGGCCGTAATCGTTCGGGCTGCCACCGCAACCGGCGCACACCTTGGCTTTGTTGACTTTCTTCCAGGCACCACCGCAGCTCTGGCAGTGGCGGTCGTACCACGAGATCACCTTGAACTGCTCAGCACCAGGCTGATACAGACGGATGTTGCACAGCCGCCCCTCATCATCACGGATGGGGATAGCGATCTTCTTGCTGCGCCCGGCTTCATACTCGCGCAGGCCCAGGCGCTCGATCATCTGCGCCGCCCAACCGCGTGACGTGTTCAACTCGCGGATCCGCGCGGGGGGCAAGGGGGGCAGGGCAGCCAGCTCGGCTTCATCAACAAACACGTCCGGCAGAACCGCGGCAGGAGCAGCCTTGCGTTCTTTGCGCTGTGGCCGCGATCCATCACCAGGAGCACCACCGACAAACTCGGCCTTAAACGCCTTGAAACCATCGCCGCGGCTGTCCATGTTGTGGATCTCGCACCACAGGTTGATCAGATCACCACCAGCGCCGCAGCTTTTACATTTGTACCAGTCCTCGCCGGTGTGATAAACAAACGACGCCGAGGTCTGATCGCCATGGACCGGGCAAAAGCCGTGCAGCTTCTCGCCATAGACTTTCTCGACCTTAAACAGATCCTCGGCGATCCGCCGGCAGCCCTCCGGCCCCAGCTCCTCCAGTGCAAAGCCCATTTAAAAACCCCCCCCTTGCGGATCCACTTCAATCACCGGCGGGCGGGCAAGATAAATTTTAAACGCACGTTCATGCGCCTCACGATAGACGTCCACCGCCGCGATCACGGCGGGCATATCCTCGGCCAGCACCGCACGGTCAACCTGCAGGGCGCGCTCCTTGAGATGGGCCACCACTTCAGGCCGATGCACACGCAGCCACTCCATCGCGCCCGCAGGGTAATAGTTCTCGAGGATAGACAGCGCCTGGCGCATCAGCGAGCAGGCACGCTCCAGGTCAAACCCTGGCGGAGTTGGAGGCGCGATCACTGGCGCATGGCGGGAGAGGCCCGGAATGTTTCCCAACAGGCTCATCGATGCGCCTCCTGGTGGACTAGCACACCCTCAACCCCGCGCTCATACAGCGGCATGTGGTTGCGGCACTCCTGAGAGCCTAAGTCATGCGCCCAGCGCCGCAGATGCAGCTCGTGCATGGCGTTATAGTCACGGCAGGCACGGCCGAACTTGCAAGTGGAGCACGGCACATAAATCATCACTGACTCCCGTACTTGTTCATGATGTGCTCACGCCGCTCGTCGGCCTCTTCATGGCACACAAACGACACCAGCGCAGTGAGACAGATAATCACCAAAGCAATCCCAAACCAACAGAGCAACTCAAACATCACTCAGCGCTCCCGTTGATGCGATCCGTGCAGGCCACCTCGAGCAGCCAGAGGATCTGCTGCTCGATCGTGCGGCGCTCTTCTGTCGCCAATTTTTGTAGGTACTCAGCCATGGCGACATCATGATCGCCCACAAAAACGATCAATGCGCGCGGCGACAAGGCTTCGATATCGTCAACATCAAGGCGGGTTGCCTGAGTAGGGGGCTTAGCGCTCTTCTTTTTGAATCCTGGGCGAGGGCTAGGTAATCGCTTTGCCGGGTACTTCTCATCAAGCGTCCCGGCTTTTCTGTGAGCCGAGTAGCATTTTCCGCACAGACCCCGCGCCACAATCCTCATCACACGGAAGCATTCAACACACGCCGCCACTGTTTTATTCGATGCCATACTCACCTCCAAAGGTTGGGCCGTCTCTCCGGCTGTCACGACTAGCTCAGGCGTCGTTCCCTCATTCGCGGGCGATGTATGCCCTGCTTGTATCTGATTAATGGTGGCAGGCTTCCTGCGCCCACTGCGTTTTGCAGGGTACTTCTCATCAAGAATGCCAGCCTTCTTAAGCCTGGCGACGCACCCGGCACAACATCCTCTGGCATAGATCGGCATTTGTCGGCCACACTCAGCACACTCGGCTACCTTCTTGTTGTTGTACATCTGCCCTTCTATGTAGATATTTGGCTCAGTCTTAGCCGCAGACGGCTTTTTGTGTAGTTGGATCCGCTTGCGCCCGCACGTCGTTGCAGAGCAGCTGCCGGCGACCTGTCGCGCAATGCAACTGGCCGCCACATAGTTTGGCTTGTAAGCAGGACCACCCATCATCGGGCAGTGGATGTCGTACTGGTTGCGATCAGGCAGATTGCCTTTCGTGCAGGCACCAGTCGTCACCAAAGACTCGTATCCCATCAGTCCCTCAGATCCGGAGTGCCAGGGGCAAGTTTCTGCGCTATCTTTTTCTGCGCAAACAAATGACGCCTCAACCGCTCTGTCTTGATATATAGGCCTAGATCATCATCGAGTGCGATGTCCTGTCTTTGGGTGCTCTGGCCAACCAACTGGCGCAGCCGCTCGATCTCAAAACGCGCGCTGTCGATCAGGTTGCGATCAACGCAGCAGAGACGGTCCCCCATTTCTCGAAGTTGCTCAGTGATGTCACTCTTTTTATCCACAGCACTACCCCCTTATTTCGTTGCATCAACCCAGACGAAAAAAGCAACCACGGCAAGAACTCCAAAAACAGTCAACATTCTTCCTCCTCTGTTTGTGCCACCGAGAACGGTCGTTTAAGCTTGGAAAGCTCGATCTCCCGGCACGCATCGCAGATACCGGTGGTCTCTTCTCCAACCGGGCCAACCCGGTAGCCGAGACTCTCGCGACACCATCCGCAGATACAGATCACAGCGCACCCCACCAGGTCGGCCAGGCGTTAACGATCAGCATCACAGCCCACAAAAAAAGCGCCGAATAGATGACACACATCGTGATCATCTCGCCGCGCTCTAGAATGTCTGCGCCTCTGCGCATTTTTTGCCGTACGGTAAACATCAT